AATATTATAAAAAATGAATTAGAGAAAACCATGCCAATTATAAAACCTACAGATGCTTCCGTTCGCTGGGTCAACAACTATAGAGTGTTTTGTGTCGAAGTTCCAAATCATGTTTTTGTAACAAGATCTAATGGAAAGATCGCAATACACGGAAATACATATGCGAGTTCTTCTGTTGGTTTAGAAGTATTAAGACAGCGATATGATATCTTTAGAAATATGCTTAAAAAGTGGTTGGAGCAGAAAATTTTTGCACCAATCTGTGAAATTCAAGGATTTTTTGAATATGTTGATGGAAAGCAAAGATTGGTTGTTCCTCAAGTAGACTTTAACCATATGAATCTATATGATATGAATGATTACATTCAAAATATCTCTAATTTCGTTTCTAACAATCAGGTATCTCTTCAGACTCTGTACCGTAGTCTTGGTTTAAGTAAAGAGGAAGAAGATCGAAGACTTAAGGAAGAGTTGATTGCAAATGTTATTCGCCAAAAAGAAGAGCAAACTATGAATACTATGCGTCTAGCAGAACTTAGAAACTTGGATGCTGATAGTGCCATTACTGAGCCTCCAGATAAAGAACTTCCTGGATTACAAGGTGGAGGTGGTGAAGATATGGGTGGTATACCGGGTGTTGGAGGAGGAGGCGGATTAGATTTAGGTGGATTACCCGCAATGGGTGGTGGAGAAGCACCGGATCTTAGTTCAGCTTTAGGTGGTGGAGCCCCCGCCGGAGGAGCAGGTCCGGGTGGCGAACCAACTCCTACATAGTAATATTTAAAATCTAAGCAGGAGCTATTATGGGATTATATAACGAGCAAATTCCTATTACAAAAGAAGAAATAGAGGATATGAAAAAAATAGCATCTTCCTCTAGTTCTACTAGTTCTTACTATCAAGGAGCAGATGGTAAGAAGTTTTCTGTTGCAGATGTAGTTACTGGAAAGGTAAAACTTCCTGAAAAATACACTACTGCCAGCAAAGCGGATGAAATATCTGATCCAAATTATGGTATCAAGAATGTAAGGGGTGTAAAATAAAATGATTAAAACATCCTATTGGTCTAAAAAGATAGAGGAATCTAAGCCTGCCAAGGATAAAGATGTACCTATTTCTATGCCTGAAAATGATGTATCGGCAGAAGGAGCCAATGGGTTTAATGCATTAGAAATGGGGATTGAGGGTTTCGGTCAAGATCCAGATTCTTATAAAGTTAATAAAGGTAAAAAACTAAATCAATCTGGGTCAGTTGAAGGCATAATAGATTTATTGGTAGAATTAGGTGATTTAGCAGATGAACAAGACGAATATGCTTTTGCGGATTTTGCGGATTTTTTATTAATAAAATATGCCGAGACAAAAAGTGACGATCCAACATTGTTGTTTAATCAATTAATGATTAAGATTGTAAATGCAGATCTCCCGAATACAAATGATGTTTTAAAGAAGCTAGCAAAAATTTACAGTAGAACTATTTTGTTAGAATATCCTAATCATAATAATCTTAATAAAGCAAAAGAATCTGCTTATAAGAAAGTGGTGATGCGTACCAGTCAATATATGACGGAGTTCTAATGAAAAAGGAATCACAATATGTTTATGATAATCCAAAGTATGTGGCTGAACAAATTAAAAGCATTATTGATATTATGTTACATAAAATGTCTTTAGAAGCTAGGAATAGAGCTTATCCAAATTTGCGAAATAAGGTTAATCAATTAAATGTATCTGAACTTGCTTCTAAAAAAACCCCTGGCGGGGCTGCGATTGGAGCGAGTATTGGTTTAATTAAAAATATGTTAAATGGTAAAAATCCGGCTTTCATTATTCAAACTCTTGATGAGTTGGCTAAAGCTTTATAAGGAGGGTTTATGAAAAAAAATGCATGGCCAGGAGTTATAGGCACCCCAGAAGAATATGGCGATGGACTTGGGTTAACTCAAGATGGCTCAACAAAAATAGATTTGCAAACTTCTGTTCCATCGGATGGTTTGACTCCTGAAAAATCTGTATTAGAGAATATGGATTCTGAGCAGGGTTTGTCTGAGACAACGGAATATGCTGGTGGAATAATTAGTCCGGTAGAAGGTAGTGATTATAATTGGGTTCTTGATGATGTGCGATATAAAAAGGCTCAGGTTACTATATATAAAGGTGCTAATGCTCCTTTAGCATCTTTTCAATGTGGAATAGCAGAAAGTGTTCAAGACCAAGTAATC